CGGGAATCCCTCGCACCACCTTTTTCGGTGATGCCACGGGGCCACCCTGTTATGTACAGGGTTTGCTTGTCAATCAGCACTCCTAGGTGGAGTACTGATCAAGAAAAAGACCTATCGTCCCAATCTATAGGGAGGATGGGTATTTTAATTTTTCTTGTAAACGACTAGCAATTGGCTTCTCCCACAAGCACATAAAGTGCCCGCCAGTCACACTATGTGGCTGGTCGCCATCCAAGCTTAATGCTGACGTGCTTGGGACGTCCAGAACGTTCCAAGTGCTTCTCATCTTGGCTTACGGATGGCATCCGCAAGGAAGTCTCAAGATCGGAAAGAAGAATCTCCCGATCAAAAGACGGGCTAGGCTCGTAACAGGGGAGTAAGTCAGTATCCACTCTGACAACCCCTGTTGGAAAACGAGATTCTAGCTTAAGAAGGCACTTGAGGAGGGCACCAGACCCATCGAGTGGATCACTCGGTGGTTTGCCTTGCACAAAAAATCCCCGAACTAATGGGATTTGCAAGGATGGGTCCCACTTCGTTACATTTGGACAGTGATTGTCCAGATGCGACCCCGTGGAAACCCTGCCCAACAGTGAGGAGTCTGGCCCGACGACTGGAAAGTACTTCAATATTTTCCATAGTCGGTTATCCAGCAACGCTACAGTCTTATCGAAGCAACCGACTTCCGCCAGTTGGTTTCGAAGTGAGACTGCAGAGATCACCTCACTAGCGTCTGTGATCGTGGTTGGAAGCTTACGACGAATTCGGGAAATTGAAACATCCCGACCGTCATAATACTCCTTCCCGCAAGACTCTCTGAACTTGCCAGTCCAGAAAGACTTGCTCAGACCAACTCGAGCACCGAAATGTTCGAGCATCTGAACGATCATACGCACCTGTCTAATGGGGACAATCAAATCGTCCCCATAGACACGCACCGATCCAGCGAAGGACTGAATGTCCTTTCTGGTAAGTGACGTGTTGAGCGACCTCTCGATCCCTATGAAGATAATGGTAGTAAATACCATCGCTTCAATCGGGAAACAGAGGGCTGAACCCATCGACGCATACTTGGCGAGGCGTAAAACGCCATAACCAGGTACGTCGGCCCGCCGAGAACGACAGGCGTCAATCGCCTCAAGCAAATGAGGCCATCGACGCAGCATCGCTCTCACGAGCTGATTGGAGACACGATCAGATGCTTCACTCAAATCGAGTGTAGCAGTCTGACCATCGATTGAACCTGATCGAGCCATACTCTGATTAGGAGTCTGGTCGTCAAATCCAATCATCTTC